ATGCCAATTACCTTTACAGAGCACCCGATAGTGCGGCCTCCTACAGACGAGGAGATAGTCCTGCTTGGTGAGCAGGACCCTAAGTTGTTAGCTGCACTGCACGAAGCTCACGAAGGTAGAATACAAGCAGCATATGAAGACCCTATCCGCTACGGATTTGACCTAGAGGGCTGGAATAGAATACGTACAGGATTACGTACAAACAATGAAGTCCTGGCCCTGGGTGGCAATCGTAGTGGCAAGACTACTGGCTGCGCCAAGATGCTTATGGAGGCCGTCACAGAAAGTATGGACGGCCACATTGTGTGCTTCTCTCAGAACGCAGATACATCTATCAAGGTGCAGCAGTCTGCCATCTGGGAGATGATGCCCAAGGAGTTCAAGCGCAAGACCAAGAGCGTAGACGGTTACATTAACTACTCTATGCAGAACGGCTTTACAGCCTCTTCCTTTATCTTTCCTGATACCAGGACCCGAGTAGACTTCAAGACCTATACTCAGTACAGCAACAACCAGACGATCCTAGAAGGATTTGAGTTCGGGTTTAAGAAGCCCGAAGGCTTGAACATTGGTGCCTGGCTTGACGAGTACCTAGGAGATGCAGCACTGGTCAACACATTGCGGTTCCGACTTGCTACACGGGACTCCAAGATGCTGATCGGGTTTACCCCTATTGATGGATATACACCCTTTATATCCGACTATTTAAAAAATGCAGAAACCTTAAGGACTAAGCCTGCTGCACTTCTGCGCAATAAGGCAGTACCAATTGAGCAGTACAGTCCTAGCCGTGATGCGGCTATCGTATATCTGCACTCGGACGAGAACCCCTTTGGTGGCTATGAGCGAATTGCCAAGGACCTGATAGGAAGACCAGAGGACGAGATCATGGTCCGTGCCTATGGCGTACCAGTTAAATCAGCAAATGCCTTGCTTCCTTACTTCAACACAGAGGTAAACGTACTATCTGAGGAGCCGAACAAGTACGAGATGACGTTCCCCGACATCTCAGATAAGTCGCAGTTCAGCTGCTATCAGGTGGTTGACCCTGCTGGTGCAAGGAACTATACCTGCATCTGGGCTGGTGTAAACGAGCACGGTGAAGTCTACATCCGCAAGGAGTGGCCAGACCGTGACACCTTTGGGGAATGGGCACTGTTCGGAGATCCGAAGTGGAGATATGGCCCTGCATCCAAGAAGGTAGGACTTAACGTCGAGGGGTACTGTGAACTATTCAAAGAGATAGAAGAGGACCTAGGCATAGAAGTAACAGAGCGCATAGGTGACTCCAGATTCTTTGCTAAGGAGAACGAAAACAACGACGACCTGTTTACTTCCTTCTATGACTTTGGTCTAAGCTTCATACCGTCCAACGGATCTATGGAGGACCAGGGCATTACTGCCCTTGACGATTGGTTTAACTACAACCCAAACGTAGGGGTAGACCTGTCGAACAAACCTCTATGCTACATACATAAGGACTGCGGTAACCTTATTGATAGCCTTATTAACTACAACAAGCAGGGCAAACCCGACGAACCACTAAAGGATTTCTTTGACGTTATACGCTATTTGCGAATGTCAAACGGAGGTGATGGACCAGATTTTATGTCTAGTGCATCAATGCAAACAACAAGGACAAATAAAGGAGGATACTAATATGCCCAAGAAAAGATTAAAGACAATAGCCGAAGAGAACGAAGTAGAGCTAGACTACCTAATTGAATTAGTAGAAAGCAAACTACCAGAGCATACCATTACGGGAACTGGCTTCGCTAGGTGGATCAGCGAAGAAGGCCAGGAACTATTGGCTCAAGCAGTAGACATCCCTGAGCTTACCCCTAAGCGTTACCGAGGTGTAGTGCATTCCAAGGCACCTAACCGAAGTTACATCTACGTGTACATCAGGGAGATCAAAAAGAAAGTACCAGTGGTTATCCCTCGCAAGCTAGAGCACTTCCTTACCGAAGGTAAGAACGTAAACGTTGAGGCCATTGAGGACACAAAGGGAATATCTTACCGCTATGTAAAATGAACAAACCCGAAGATGATATTACACTTGATCCAGAATGGATCAGCGAGCAGGTAGACCGTCTTGCTGGATGGGAGTACCTAAATCGACAGGTAAGGCACAAGCTAGACAAGCCTATGCTTCCACAAGAATTATGTGATAAAATTGGTGTACACAAAGGTTACATCTACGAGATGACCAAATCAGTCAAAAAAAAATTAAATGCAAAATAAATCTACCTTTGAGGCCTTGACCTATGTTAATGCATCTCCTGACGTTGGTGCACTACGGAATGCCTACGATGAAACAGTAAACGAACTGGAGTCCTATTTTGATTTATGTCGTACCAGTTATGACGACCGCCGCAACTGGTGGCCAGGCAAGAGCCGTGATCACCGCAAGCACGGTGCAGACGCATTCCCTTGGGAAGGTGCATCAGACACAGAGAGCCACGTTATCGACGAGCGTATTACACGCCTGGTGTCTTTGTTTATGTCTTCGCTGAATCGCTCAAACATTCGTGCGTACCCAGTGGAATCCAATGACATCTCTCGTGCAGAGATTGTATCTTCGTTCTTGAAGTGGATGACCACCAGCGGATATATCCCACGCTACAAGCGTGAAATGGAGCTAGGTGCTAACTACCTACTTGAGCGAGGTCTATTGATTACCTATGTAGGCTGGCACACAGAGGACCGTCAGTTCCTGCAAAAGCTTACACTGGAGCAGATCGCAGAGCTTGATCCAAATATCTTCGGTGCAGTTCAGTCAGGAGAAAAAGACGACGAGCTAGTATTTATTCTGCAAAACATCTTTGAAGGAGTAACCGAGAAGCGAGCCAAGAAGGCACTCAAGGAACTTCGGGACAAAGGGGAAGCAGAGCTTCCTGTTGTTCGCCGACAGGTTGACGCACCAGAGATTAAGACACTTGCCCCAGACGGGGACTTCTTTTTTCCTCCGTATGTAACAGACCCACAGCGGGCACCTTACTGCTTCTGGAAGACTTACTATACAGCTCAAGAGCTTGAGAACAAGGTAGCAACAGCAGGCTGGGACGCAGACTTTGTTGACTACATTATCGAGCACTACCGAGGTGTAAACATTGACAGCATTGAAAGAGAACAGGAAGGCCGCCGTAGTACTAGCTTGACCGATAACGCTTACGAAGCAAATGAACTAATAGAAATCGTGTATGCGTACCAACGGCTGGTCGATCCTGAAGATGGAGCAGAGGGCATCTACTGCACAGTATTCCACAAGGAGTACAGCGGAGATAACAATGAAGCACCAGCTTTCGCCAAGCATGAACTGCTGAACGGATACGAGGACTACCCAGTTGTAGTAACCAAGCTGTCTGAAGACAGCAAGCGTCTCTACGACACAACTACTATCCCTGACTTGCTACGTGGCATTCAGAATCAGGTAAAGGTAGAGCGTGACTCCAGGTGTGACCGCAACAGCCTAGCTACATTACCACCTATCCTGCACCCAGTAGGACAGGCACCTAGTGACTGGGGTCCAGGCCGAATGATTCCATATCGCCGTAAGGGTGACCTGGACTTTGCGCCTACGCCTGCATATAATCCTGGCTCCATAGAAATGGAAATCAATCAGTCTACCCAGGCGGACCGCCTGGTAGGACTAGACGAGGACTCTCAGATCTCTAGCATTCGCAAGCAGTTCCTGGTGGACAAGTTCTTGCAGCACAATGCAGAGGTTATGCGTATGGCCTACCGTTGCTTCCAACGCTTTGGACCAGACGAGATCTTCTTCCGTGTAACTGGTATCCCTGACCCGCAGGTTATGGACCGAGGTGACGCTGACGCTAACTTTGATATTACAATTAACTACGACGTACTAAACACAGATCCTAAGTCTCAGGAAGTTAAGCTGGCTCAAATGACACAGCTTATCCAACTGGACCGCAATGGCCGTATCGACGTTGACAAGTTAATTGCTGTACTTGCAGGATCTATTGATCCTATCCTTGCGGACTCTGTGCTTTCCCCAGTGGAAGATGCTCAACAGCAAGTGGTTAAGGATGTCACTGACGACCTTACCAAGATCTACGCTGGTATCGAAATGCCAGCACGTGCAAGCGGTGGTCAGATTGCTATGCAGGTACTAGAGCAGTACGGGCAGCAGCCAGACATCCAGCAGAAGCTACAGCAGGACGAAGCCTTTGCTGGACGCTTGCAGAAGTACGCAGGTCAATACCAGTTCCAGATGCAGCAAATGCAGAATGCTGAGATTGGCCGCATAGGTACTACCCCTGCGCAGATGGGAGAAGTACAAACTCAAGCAATGCCTCAGTACTAATATG